GAAGAGCACTACCGGAAGCAATTCTGGGAGGAATGCGGCGTCAAGCGGGAGGCGTACGAGCTATGAGCGCCGGCAAAGGCGACACCCCGCGGCCGGTCAACGGCGACCGCTACCGGGCCAATTACGAGGCGATCTTCGCCAAAGAAGACTCCCTCTCCGACATCTTGGAGAAGGTCCGCGAGCAATTCCCGTATCCCGCGTGGATCTGCCGCCCCTGCGGCGAAGCCCACGGCCGCGGCATGCCCGCCGGCCACGTCTCGACCTGGCACGAAGACCCCTGCGGTGTCTGCGGCAAGGTGACTTCCGTCAGCGAACCCCGCGATTTCGGCCACCTAAAAAAATGGCCCATCCTCCCGAAAAACCCTTGATCCCGATGCCTACATATGCCAACATCTGCCAACAGATGACGCAGGCCGCCACACTGCAGCACCCACCGGCGACCTATGAATGCTGAAACCAAACGACTCCTCCGACAACAATGGCCACACATCGCCGAAGACATCATCGCCGTGGACGAAGCCGCCGACCGCTGGCTCAAGTGGCGCGCGGACCTGTATCGCCGCAAGAAGGAGAAGCGCAGTGAGCAGCGTCTTTGTCATAGCGACCCAAGTGATGCTCGTCGCCTTCATGCTGATCCTGCTGATGATCATCAGTAACGACGACAACGACGGAGGACACGCCTAAATGAAACGCACCGTTCCCCAATCACCCGCCACCGAGTGCGCCGTCCTCGGCAGCCTTATGGCCGAGCCGAATCTCATCGATGAGGTGAGCGGCCTGCACCCTGACCTGTTCTTCACGCCGGCGCACCGGCTGGTCTTCGAGACCATCACCGAGGTCCGCGCGTCCGGCGGCACACCCAACGTCATCGCCGTGACTCAGCGCATCGATGCCGCGCACAAGCTCAACTCGGTCGGCGGCGCCGGCGCCCTCACCGAGATGCTCGGCAACTCCGCGGGCGGTCCCGCTGCAGTCGAGTACCATGCGCAGACCCTCCGCGACCTCCACGCCCGCCGCCGCATTATCGACTCCGCGGTCAGCATGCAAGCCGCCGCCCAAGACATGGCCGCGGACGCCGACAGCGTCTTGCAGCAAGCCGGCGAGAGTGTCCTTAGCCTTTCCCTCACGACCGCCACCGACAGCATGCGCGCCCCCAGCGCCATCGTCCCCGGTCTCCTCGAAGAGCTAGAGAGCCTCATGTCCGGCGGCAAGAAGCTCGGCCTGCAGACCGGCATCCGCGACTTCGACCAAGTCACCGGCGGACTCCGCGGAGGCCAGCTCACCATCATCGCCGGCCGCCCTGCCATGGGCAAAAGCGCGCTGATGCTCAACATGGCCGACAACATGGCCCGCCGCGGCGTGCCCGTTGTTTATTTCTCCCTCGAGATGCCCGCCACCGAGTTGGCCGCCCGCGTTGTCTTGAGCCGCGCCGAGACCAACACCGAGATCATCCGCAACGGATTCCTCACCGCCAGCATCAAGCACCGCATCATGGACGCCGCCACGCAATTTTCCACAGAACCCCTCTATGTGGACGATCGTGGCGGCCTCACGCTTCTCGACATCCGCGGCCGCGCCCGCCTCGCCGTTCGCCGCTGGGGCGTGAAGTGCATCTTCGTCGATTACTTGCAGCTCGTCAGTCACTCCGGCGCCCAAAGCCGCGAAAACGAAGTCGGCTTCGTCTCCCGCGGCCTCAAAGCCATGAGCATGGAGTTAGGCATTCCAGTAGTCGCCGCCGCTCAGGTCAACCGCCAAGCCGAGCAGCGCAGCGACAACCGACCAAAACTTAGCGACCTCCGCGAGTCCGGCAGCATTGAGCAGGACGCCGACATCGTTGCCTTGGTGCATCGTCCTTGTTACTACGCGGTCGCCGACCAAGAACCCGACCCGCAGGACGCCGAGCTGATCGTGGCGAAGCACCGCGCCGGCCGCACCGGCACGCTCAACCTTACTTGGCGTCCCTCGCTCACCCGCTTTGAAGGCACCGCGCCGGTTGGCCGCACCAGCGACAGCGATGGCTCCGTCTACGCACCAGCGAAACAACTCTGGGAGGCCATCAATGAATAGTCGCGCAAAAGGCGCCCGCGGAGAGCGCATGTGGCGCGACGAGTTGCGCGAAGCCTTCGGCGACTCTGGGATCAGGCGCGGGCAGCAGTTCAGCGGTCTCGGCGACTCGCCCGATGTCGTCTGCCCGTGCCTGCCCGACTTCCACTTTGAGGTGAAGTTCTGCCAGGTCGTCAAGATCCGCGACTGGATGGCCCAAGCCATCCGCGATGCCAAGGCCAAGCTCTTCCCGGTCGTCGCCCACAAGCGCAACGGCGAGGAGTGGTTCATCACGCTCCGCGCGCAGGATTTCCTCACCATCCTTCGCCGCTCCGATTTTCTAGTCCCAACACAAACACAACCAACCAACGCATAATATGCCAAACAAAACCCTAACCACACCCGTGGGCATCGCCCGCTACCCTCACCTCAACCGTCCCGACACCAAGTTCGACGACGTGGGAGTGTTCAAAGTCAACCTCGAGCTAACCGCCGAGGAAGCAGAGCCGTTCATCAAACAAGCCGAGGAGCTTTTCTCCGCGTTCGTCGCCGAGAAAAAGGCCGAGCTGAAGAAGGACAAGATCAAGCTCCACGCCGCGCCGTGGGAAGACAACGACGGCCTCGTCCAGTTGAAGCTCAAGGTCAAAGCCGTGGGCAAAGACAAAGCCGGCGAGACCTACAGTCGCGCGCCGAAGCTCTTCAACGCCTCCGGCGACATCATCACCGATAACATCGGCGGCGGCAGCAAGATCCAAGTCGCGGTCGTGCCCTACTGCTGGTACACGGGCACGCTCGGCGCCGGCATCACCCTCCAGCCCAAGGCTGTCATGGTGCATGACCTCGTCACTTGGGGCGACGGCGGCAGCGCCGTGGCCTACGGCTTCGACGTGAGCGAGGCCAAGCCCGCCGCCCGCAAGACCGGCACCGACGACGAAGAGATCACCTGGTAACCCTCATGCCAGCCAAAAACACCACAGTCAAAAGGGGGGCGGCAAAACGCCGCTCCCCTAGCAAAGCCGCCAAGCCCGTGGAGCCGGATCGTTTCACCGAAGACGGCCGCAAGATCGTCCGCCTCGAGAAGACCCGCGCCCACCAGAAGTATCCGCTCAAAGACGGCACCGACGTTCCCGGCGCCTCAACTATCGCCAAAATCGGCGAGGACAGCAGCGGACTCATCCACTGGGCGTGGAAGCTCGGCATGGACGGCCAAGACTACCGCAAGGTGCGCGACAAGGCCGCCGACATCGGGACCATCGCGCACTTCCTCATTGAGTGCTTCCTCCACAACCACGTTGCCGACCTCTCCGAGTTCAGCCCCGCGGATGTTGAGAAAGCCACCATCGCGTTCAACAACTTCAAGCGCTGGTGGGACGAAGAAGGTCTCACCGTCATTGAGCCAGAAGTGCAGTTGGTCTCCGAGGAATACCTCTTCGGCGGCACCATCGACGCACCCAGCCGCGACCGTGACGGCAAGATCGTCCTCCTCGATTGGAAGACATCCAAAGCCATCGTCGGAGCGCACAAAGTCCAGCTCGCCGGCTACGAACAACTCTGGAATGAGAACCGGCCGACCATGAAGGTCCAGCGCCGCGGCATCGTGCGCATCGGCAAGGAATCCCCAGACGACTTTGAGGTCGCTTGGATGTTCTCAGCCGAGCCGTTCTGGAAGGTCTTCCAAGCGCGCCTCGCGCTGCACTACGCGCAGTTGATGCTCAAAAAAGCCGCCTAATGCAAACCGCCAAGCAAACACTCGACGCCGCATCATCCGCCGTCTGCGGATCACGCAACGAGGACTACGGCTCGCCCGCGGATGACTTCGCAACGCAGGCCGAGATGTTCTCCAGCTACCTGTCGCGCACCAACGGCGCGCAGGTCTTGGTCACGGCATCCGACATCGCCGCGCTGATGATCTTGGTAAAGATCGCCCGCCAAGCGCACTGCCACAAAGCGGACAACTGGATCGATGTCGCCGGATACGCCGCGTGCGGCGCCGAGTGCGACGCCAAAGCCTAATGAAACGCACCCGCCGGTTCGTCGTCCGAGAACAGACCTTCGGTCTGGTCGTGGAGTTCTATTGTGGAACGCCACAGGCATCGGCGATCCGGCGGTGTGCGAACATTCTCCAGCTCGACCCCAAAGACCCAGACAACCAGCCCGACGACTCAGACGCCGCCTGGGCGATGTGCTTGGGCAGCCAAGCGGTCGTCTGGATCGAAGACGCCGCAGACACCGGTTCGCTCGTCCATGAGCTGTATCACGTTGTGCAGGATTTTCTAAAGCACATCACCAGCAGCGACGAGGAAACCGGCGCTTACTTGATCCAATACCTTTTCCGAGAAGCCATCCGAAAAAACAAACCATGAAAAAAGGACTATACGCCAACATCCACGCCAAAAAAGCCCGCATCGCCGCCGGAAGCGGCGAGAAGATGCGCAAGCCCGGTTCCGCCGGCGCGCCCACCGCCAAAGCCTTCCGCGCATCCGCCAAGACCGCCAAAGCGCGCCGATGACCTCCAGCGCCCTTATCGCCTCGGTCGGCTTCATTTATTTCTTTGTCGCCATCGACCTCGGCCTCATCCAGCACCGCTACTGGCATTCACTAATCTGGCTCGGCTACAGCATCGCTCAAATCGGGCTATGGCGAGTGACAATTTATGACTGACTTCAACATCATGACCGCCGAAATCGCCGAAATCGACAAAACCATCACGCTCCTCCGCAGCAAGCGCGAGAAGCTGGTGGCGCGCGAGGCGAAGAAAAAGGCCGACGCCCTCTGCGCCGAGATGCGCAAGCGCAAACAATCCAAATGACTTTCAAGTTGCAGGCTCAAGCGGGTTCTCGCCGGCGTTCATGTGGTGTGACGCCGCGGACCATCTCCGGGATGCCCAGCTCCACCGAGCGAGACGAGTGGGGCGCCTGCACATACTTTGTCCGAGCAGCATGGTTACACGGATGAGCGGCAGTGAAGCAGGGCTTCGACCCGCCACATCGATCTCGGGAGGCATCCACGGTTTATCCGCCTGCATGGAGCTAAAATCCATGTCCCACTGGAGCCGCAAGATTGGCAACCCGCGTGCTGAAAAGGTGCTGCAGCACCGTTCCCGGCAAAACAAACCGGCAGTCCGCTGCGAATATCCCGATGATGTCGGGGCACCATGCCAGCAATGGCATAGCGCGGGCGCCGACAGACAGGGAACGCTAACCATCACTGGCTCCAATGTGCGTCTGGGCACTGAAATGCCGGTGGCCCTGTCTCGTTTTTTCATATGATCTCCTGGCCGCCCCACAACTTCCGCGTTGAAGTAGACGGCATCGGCATCTGCCGAGTCCTGTACGTTGTCGCACAGGGCGGCCTTGAGAACGATTACGTCACTGTCTGCCGCGAGAATGGCGGCCGGTGGCTGACCGCGCGCATCGACCAGCTCGCCTGCGCAGAGA